GGCGATCCAGCAGTTCCACCTCTGACCAATGCTGAAGACTGTATTCCAGATATTACACAAAATACACTAAGCGAAGAAGGCTTTAAATTGATGAAGAGCCGAGAAGCATATCGTGGCATGATGTACAGTGACTATCAGGGATACAGTGTTGGATATGGCACTCGTATTGATATTTTTGGGCCAGACAATCCTGCCAGTAAACTTGACGCTAACTTAAAACAAGCATTGGTAGCAGGACCCAGTGAAGCAGAAGCACGCCTGGCCAGCAGACAAATTGTTGATAGACATATGGCTCCTGGTGTTATCGCGGCCTTGGAAAAGGCAAAGAAAGAAGCAGGTCGTCAAGTTTGTATCACACAGGCACAGATTGATGCTCTGATCATGGCAGCTTACGGAAATCCGTCAGTGGCACGACAAATGGCAGCAGATTTAGTCAAAGATGCGGCCGCAAGTCCAGATGGTAGAGCAACAAAACAAGGCATTGCTACAATCTGGGCCAACGCAGGCTACTCAAACAATGCCAACCAGCGCAACAGTGAAGCCAACTACGCCATCTATGGCAAGCCAAATGCAGATGCTCGCAAGATGTCGCAAGCACAGTTACGGGATAAGGGTGTAAGTGCTGATGAATCGGCAGTTAAAACTAATAAGGCCCGTAACCCACAAACACCATGGACACGGTCACTTGGTAATGGTCCTTCTACCGGAGAACGTGTAGACGCCGCATACGGTCCTCCATCGTCAACTCAATCCTCTCAGTGGGAGAGAAGTGCCTACCTAAACACAGGCAAAGTACCACATGGTGTTAATTTAACACTATTGCAGTTGAAAGACAAACACGGACCAGCACATATAGATGGCAACTACCCACCAGGCACTCCTGCGGCACCAGCACAGGCTTAAAGATATAACCCGCTTTATTCCTAGCTGGTAAATAGGTGTATGGCACGTTTAACATCAACTTTCCGTGGTTATAGTAGCGTCGGGACTAATTTTCTTAGTCCTGTTCGTTATGATTTAGATCTTGCTAGACAAGATTTATTAAACCACTTCAATACTCGCAAAGGCGAGCGCATCATGCTTCCTGAATTTGGTAGCATAGTATGGGACATGTTATTTGAACCATTAGATGAAAGAACAAAAGATCTAATTGACGAAGATGTCAGATCTATCATTGGTAATGATCCTCGTTGGACATTACAAAGTGTAACAATCACTGAAGAGCCAAACGCACTGAATATTGAAGCGATTGTGACATACAATCCGTCTGGCGAAGATGTAATATTGCCGCTGAAATACGATAAAGGAACAACTACAACATGAGCCAGACTCGACGCCTAGGGCAATTATACGCCGCCGAAAGTTGGTTGAATAGCTATCGCTATTTGGTCAATTCCAACTTCAAGGCCTACGACTTTGATACACTTCGTACAGCGTTAATTGATCACGTACAAACAAACTATCCAGAAGATTTTAACGATTTCATCAACAGCAGTGAGTACATTGCTCTTATTGACTTGATTTCTTACCTGGGACAAAACTTGGCCTTCCGTAGTGACTTGAACCTACGTGAAACATTTTTAGAAACTGCTGAAGTACGTGGCAACGTTTTAAACATTGCACGTCAGTTGGGATACAAGGCATATCGCAATGGTGCCGCCAATGGCTTCTTAAGAGTAACAGCAGTCAATACAACACAAAACGTTTATGATAGCAAGGGTGTAAACTTGGCTGGCCAGACAATTGTTTGGGGAGATCCTATTAACCCAGACTTCAATGAACAATTTGTAGTAATTTTAAATGAAGTTCTAAATAGATCTAATCCAGTTGGCCGCCCAATGAGTAGCATTACTACTCAAGGCACAGTACGTCAGTTGTATCAAATTTCCGAACCCGATAACCGCACAATGGTGCAGTCGTTTAATTTAAGCGCCAGAAATAACTCAACCTATAGCTGTGAACTAGTTCCTGTTTTTGTCAACAGCGAAACCAATGCTGCCATTGAAAGCATACCAAACCCATATGGTTACCAGACCATGCTGTTTAACAATGATGGCACTGGTTATGCAAATCCAAACAACGGCTGGTTCTTTATGTTCAAGCAAGGTGTCTTAAAGTTTGAAGACTATGTGCTTGATGCAAAGGTAGAAAACCGAGTGATTGACATTCAAGGCGAAAACATCAACGAAACTGATGTATGGGTACAAAGCATTGATGGCGACGGCAAGGTACTTCAAGAGTGGGAACAAGTTCCAAGCACAGTTGGCAAGAACATTGCTTTCAATGCCATTGGCAAGGACACACGTAAAGTATACGAAGTCATTACACGAGCAAACGATACAATTTCTATCAAGTTTGGCGACGACATATATTCAGACATTCCCACAGGCAACATTAGAATTTGGTTTAGAGAAAGTGCCAACGAAGATTTAACATTTACACCAATGGATGTAGCAGGTAAACAAGTTGCACTTCGCTATGTTGACTCGCAAGGCCTTGAACAAGATGCTATCTTTACAATTCAGTTGACCAATAGTACCAGCAGTAGCAGTGGTGAAACAATAACGCAGATTAAAAACCGTGCAAGTCGTACAGCGGCCAGTCAAGACCGAATGATTACAGCCAACGACTATAACTTATATCCAGAAGGTAAAGTATCTGGTGTTGATAAAATCAAAGCAATCAACAGAACGTATGCTGGACAAAGTTTATATGCTGACATTCAAGATCCTACTGGAACATATCGTCCAGTGATTTCATTGGCTGGCGATGGATTTATATATTCAACTGAAATTACAGAAGAAAAAACTCTAAGCATGAGTCAAAACAACGATGAAGTGCTAACATGGTTCCAAGATTTGATATTGACACGTGGCTTACATCAGTTGTATTACAATTCTTATAATTCAGCGTCACAACAAATTCAGTCACTGCCAGGCGAAGAACTGACATGGCACAAGGTTGATTACCTAAATGGTAACACGCACGGATACTTCCACCTACGCACTGATCCTGACAAGTCACCTATTAGATTAGGCAAAGGATCAGTAGTGCTTGCCAATCGTGTACTACGAAAAAGTTCTTTGGTAAATCTTGGAACACCCGGATGGTCTCGCATACTGGACGTTTATCGTGAAGGCTTTGGTGTAGCTGATAACAATGGCAGCAACACTGGCCTACGTGCCAACGGACAAGGCGCAGTATTTTTAAGTGGCCTCATAGAAGATGGCATTGGCGCAGAATACTGGATGCCTGCATTGCGAACATTGTTTACCGACAATGAAAAAACTGAGATTACAAAAGAGATTACAAATCAAAGCAATTTTGGCCTACGATACGATCATAGAAAAGATCGTTGGATTGTTGTCAAACAAAATGAAATCAACATCAGTGGCAATTTAGATCTGACAACAGCAGGCACATCAAGTGACAGCAGTTGGTTAATTAGATTTGCATACAACAACGGCGTATGGGCCACTGTAATAAGAAAAGATCAAACTATCTTTGGTAGCAAAGATGAACTAACCTTCCACAACCAACGATTTGGCACAGCACTGGATCAAACAACTCGCCGTGTCGTTAAAGATACTGTGAAATTCTTAAAAGTCAATGACGGCCTAAGCAAAGATATTGAACTGGATGTGGTTGACTATGTTAGACTAGATGACGGTAGATATGATCCTAAAAGAGTGATTGTACTGCTTCCTGGATTAATTGATAATTTGGTTCCAACAGACCCAACACTAATCAAATCAGTCATTGGCAATGGCACTATTATGCTAGAACGCAAAGAGTTCTTAGATGCACTTGGTCAATACACACTATCACCAGTGGCAAATGGTTCAATGGTAGTAGCTGGTCGTTCTTCGCTGACAGTTCAATTCAATCATGTACCTCTAAGAGACAACCGTGTAGATCCTACAACAACCAATATCATTGATATGTTTGTATTAACAACAGTATACAATACAGCTTTTAGAAACTGGATTTCTTCAGGAGCAAAAGAAGACTCACGTCCTATACCACTTACAAGTTACAGTTTAACCAAGTTGATGGAACCAATTGCGCCGTATAAGAGTGTAAGCGATAGTATCATTTATCATCCAGTTACATATAAAGTAGTGTTTGGAATTGGCGCTGATAATAGAAATAAAGTTAAGATTCGTATTACGAAAAGCGATGGCACACGAATAAGTGATGCAGAAATTAAATCTCGAGTTATATCTGCAATCAATGATTATTTTGATGTTGGCCAGTGGGACTTTGGCGAAACATTTTATTTCACTGATATGGCATCATGGGTGCATCAAACAGTAGGTGGAATCATCAGCAGTATTGCACTGATACCAAGTCAAAGCAATTTAACGTCAACGGATTTATTTCAAATCAAGTGCGACGAAGACGAAATTTTTATTAGTAGTGCAACTGTGGCAGATGTAGAAATCATTACAGGCCAAGTGGCACCGATCAAGTAAGGCAAATAAATGGCTAAGAACCCCAAAAAAATAAATCCAGTATCAACAGCTATCAAAAACTATCCAGAACAACACGATGGAAGTTTTCTTGAGCCACGTGTAACTGGATTGCTACCAAGTATTTTTAGAACAGATACAAACAAAAAAGTATTAAGTGCTGTTCTAGAAGACTTACTGCAACCTAGTGCAATGGAGGATTTGAATTATTCAGTTGGTCGTAATACAACAAAAACAATAGTAACAGATTATCTACCACATGCCACGGCTCTGCGTCAACTAGAACCTGCACCTGTGGTGTTTACAGAAGCTGGCGCCGAAACGTTAACGGCCGACGAGATTGCATCAGCATGGGGATTCAATGATAGAACATTAGAGCCAAAAGTTCCAGTTAGTATTTTAGATTTACCAATTGACCCAGACAAATTTATCAACTGGTTAGACTACTACTGGATTGAAGAAGGAATGCCAGTGGTTTACATCAATGGCAGTACCACACAAGCGTTTAGTGTACAAAATGATATTGTAGGCAAGATGTTTTACACAACTGTTGAACAAGGCCAGCAAGATAATCGCAGACTTGTATTAAAAAATGGTATGCGAATTGTGTTTAGACAATTTCCTAACACTTTACCAATCAACGGCGACCTTGATGTTGAAATG